GCAGAAGTACAGGATCACATGGTCAAAGAACTAGGTGACATTGCGTGGTACTTTATGAACATGTGTCGTGCCATCGGTGTTGACATGGAAGACGTAATAGAGTATAATGTAAAGAAATTGAAGAAGAGATATCCAGGCGGCGAGTTCGATGTGTATCAATCTAACAACAAGGCTGACGGAGACATATGAGTCTATCCCTTACATTGTTTAAGACAATCTTTGACAACAAGACCCATAAGAGAATGGATTTTGTTGACTGGGAAAGTTTTGTCCACACATTGTATGGGTTATCCGAACTGCCACTAAACAGTAAGAAAGATGCACAACTAATATCGCCTGCTACATACAAACCAGACACAACTCGCAAGAATGATTCTGTGGTTGAATGGTCTGGTTGGTGTGCAGTAGACGTAGACGATTATGTTGTCAAAGGAGATCTGCAAGATGATTTACATAGTATGTTTGGCCATTGGGAGTATATTTGCTACAGTACCGCTTCTAGTACTCGTGAACACCCGAAGTTCAGAATTGTGTTCAAACTTGGAACACCTGTTGTATCTGATGAGATACGATCATTCTGGTACGCTCTCAACACAGAACTACGATCAGTTGGTGACAAGCAATGTAAGGACTTGTCTCGAATGTATTACATTCCAGCGACGTATAATAACGCTTTTAATTTTATTTTTCGTAACCACGGTTCTAGTATTGACGTTGATAGTCTTACCAGAAAACATCCTTACAGTAGTGTAAGAATAACAGACAGTTTCCTAGATAGACTCTCACCAGAGTTACAGGCGGCTGCATTGGAACACAGAAAGAGTAAACTGACAAATACGAATATCCATTGGAACTCGTATCGTGATTGTCCATTCTTTCCGAAGAAACTTTCAAATGAATACAAAACTATCTCTGATGGTGGTTGGTATTACAAGATGTATCAAATAATGGTTGCAACCGCTGGGAATGCAACCAAAAGAGAATATCCAATTACACCGAGACAGATCGCAGATCTATGTCGAGAACTGGATCAGGAAACAGGTAATTGGTATGAGAACCGACCACTTGAAAAAGAGGCGGATCGTGCGTTGGAATACATATATAAAAATATGTAATAACACTTGACAAAAAACGAATCATGTGTTACTATACTTATAAATAACCATGTCAAATCACGCTAAGTCTCAGACTAATAGTGATGCGACTCAAACCGAGCATACGCTCAATAAAACAGAAAGGTCATTCAAATGGATGATACAAAAAACATTTTATCACACTCAGTTTCTTTACTATTATGTCAAAAGGACTGGACAACTCTCCAAATAGAATCACAATTAACCAACTTCCAAGTTGACTACTGGGGTTGGATTTCTACTGCATTTTCAAATGACGAAGATGAAGATGACAATCTTGGTGTTCGTGTCGGTGGTACGCAACACGAAGTAGAATTGCAGGCAGACTTTGAACATAATGGATGGGATTATACACAAAAACCACCTGTGTTCGACATCACAACAGGTAAATTGTTAGACGGCCGTACTCGTAAAAAAAACCTACGAATGTTAGGTGTAGAGTACATGCCGTGTGTATTCGGTACTCTTAAAGATAGAAGTCTACCCAATTCCAATGCAAGGGCGCAATCCTTTGAAGCAAATCAACACAAGTTTTCAAAATCACATATCGATAAAGATTATATCGCTGCTGGTATTGCAGATCACCAAGATGGTGAGTTAGTGTTTGACAGATCAAATGAAGAATCTGCAAAACTAGTAATCAAAGATCACATGATCAGACAATACAAACTTCACAAGAAATATGTAGGTGGTGAGACCAACGGTAAAATTACAGAAATTGCAAGAGAAATATTTGATCAAACTCAGTCGGATGCAAAACTTCTAGTCGTGAGAGAAAGAGTAGAATGGGAGCATTGGGTTAGTGCATCTGGAATCACATTATCCAGAGAAGATTATGTTGCGATGCTTCAGGCTGGTGGCAATCGTCCAGAACAATTTTGGATGCGTTGGGTATTACCAGCATGGGCAAAAGGTAAAACTCCAAAGGTTGTTTTGTATGCAAATAGTTCGACTGTAAATGGTGCAAGGGAAGATGTAAAAAGTTTTGTAGACCAAATTACTGATTATTACAATCTGACTTATAAAGGTGTCAACGCAGCCGCTATGGTGGAAGGTGAAAACTTTCCAATCAACAAACCTTCTACTAAACCTTGGGAAATACTCGGTGTAGTTCCACAAGTAAATGATGATCATCACCACCAGATGAGACAAGATCACGTACTTGTACCGTATAAAGAATTTATTAAATGAGAAAAAGAAAACGTAACAAGTCGATGTCTCTGCGTAAAGCGGAGGCATCACTCCAAAAATACTATGATAAATTGGGTATAAGTAAGACTAGTAAAAACAAGACTAGTCCTTATGAGATCCCCGACTACAGTTGTGGTGATCATAGAACCAGATATCCATCTGTTGGCGAAGGTATCGGCAACGGAAGTAAGAAACAACATAATACCTATACAGGTACGGACATAGTTGGTATCGCGACAATGCACAAATCCAACGCAGTTCCAGTTCGTAGAGGTACTAATGAAGCGATTGAGATTGCAGAGATGGGAAGTTAGTTATGACAAAGGCAGGCAAGGTTTGGGGTCAAACCGAACTGATAGAAGCAAACGGTGCATTAGAGTTTCACCGTATTGAAATGAATAAGGGTGGAGTGTGTTCCAAACATCTTCACGAATTTAAATGGAATGGGTTCTATGTTGAATCTGGCCGTATGCTTATACGTGTATGGCAGAATGATTACGATCTGGTTGATGAGACAGAACTACAAATGGGGGAATACACTAAGGTCAAACCAGGCATATACCATCAATTTGAATGCCTAGAGGATGGTATTGCATTTGAACTATACTGGGCAGAATTTAACCACCAAGACATAAAGAGAGAAACGGTAGGTCACGCATGACAATGAGAATACGAGAAAAACTGGTTCACGCAACCAAAAGTCATCTAACAGGAATGTTTGATGCACACCTTGCAAACGTAGAGGTGTATTTGAACAATCCTGCTGGTATTGGAGAACACTCTGATATCATCGAGGCAATCGAAATTGAACTCGACAAGGCTGCAAAATATAAAGACATGTTAGACATCATGGAAGAACATGTTGAATGAAGACAGAATGGAATCATTTCTGGTTGGCGTTCTTGATTGTAATTCTTCTCATACTGGGGCCACCAGCGCTCGTTTTATATTTGGGGTGACGTGATGCCCCAAGTATGTAATTTTGATGATATTCGTGGTAAGAAAGTCAAAGAAGATCATAGATATGTCGTTAGGGATAACGATCATTTAAATAATCTTATGTTGAGTAGTACACGGTTGAGGGCTGGTTGCAGTACAAACGGTCACTCACATGACTGTCAGGAAGAAGTTTATTTCTTTCACTCTGGTGAAGGATTTATTCAAATAGACGATGAGAACTTTGATGTAAAGAAAGGTTCGATTGTATTGATTCCAGACGGTGCGTTTCACAAAGTAACAAACACACACAAAATAGAAGACTTGTATTTCGTTTGTGTATTTGATGGTAATAGATACGATGGGTAAAAAGATAGGATTTACTTGTAGTACGTTCGACCTACTACACGCTGGTCACGTGATGATGTTGCGTGATGCAAAACAACAATGTGACTACTTGATATGTGGTATTCAAGTCGATCCATCTACGGATAGACCAGAGAAGAATGCACCCATTCAGACAGTTGTTGAAAGATACACCCAACTCAAGGCAGTAGGGTACGTAGATGAAATTATACCTTATGGATCTGAACAGGATCTAGAGGATATACTACAACTGTATAACATCGACGTAAGAATACTGGGTGAAGAATACCGAGACAAAGACTTTACAGGTAAGGATATCTGTAGACAAAGAGATATCAGTATATACTTCAACAAAAGAGATCATAGATTCAGTTCGTCTGGACTAAGAAAAAGAGTTATTGATCGTGGAGTAAATGGCAAGTAAGTTGTATATCAATGGAACTCGTAGAGGGTTAGGTAAATACTTGGTAACCAAATACGGTGATCTGTGTGTTTCCACTATGGATGAGTGTGATGTTTTCATTAACAACAAACATGATGGTTACATTCAGATACATAGATTATATCAAGCGTACCACAAAGGAAAACGTATTATCAATATCGGGTCTGCAAGTAGTGACTGGACAAAAGGTCACAAGAGAGAATTCCGATATGCACTGGAAAAGAAACAACTAAGAGATGCAAATGATGCATTATTTTACGAGGGTGCAAATACGACTATTATAAACTTTGGGTATTTTGATACAGAGAGATCTGCACACAAAGATGTTCCAAAGATGTCTTTAGAATATGTAGATAATGTAATCATGTGGGTATTAGAACAGCCACACAGAGTGAAGGAAATAACGGTGTTACCAAATGGGTAAGCGATCAGACTTTGAAAGAAAACCAAGAGACTACTACCCGACTCCTTTGGATGCGGTTATACCACTCATACCGCATTTACCCAAGAAGGGGATATTCGCAGAACCATGTGCTGGTGACGGTAGATTGATACGACATATACAAGATCTAACAAACCTACATGGATATTGGATGACTGATATCGAGCCTCAAGTTGACTGGGTAGGTGAGATGGACGTATTTGACGCAGACGTATCAATGTGTGATGTCTGTATAACCAACCCACCTTGGGATAGAAAAATATTACATCCACTGATAGAACATCTGGCAGAACAAACACCTACTTGGTTACTGTTTGATGCAGATTGGATGCACACCAAACAAGCAATGCCATACATGCTTTTATGTCGAAAGATAGTGAGTGTCGGTAGAGTAAAATGGTTTGGTGGTACTACTGGAAAAGATAATTGTTGTTGGTACTTGTTTTCAAAACAAAGAACAGACAACATAAAATTCTACGGTAGATAACTTTACAATACATATGATTTGTGGTATAATGACTACAATTAACTATAGGAATCAATATGACTGAAGAAAATAAAGACGTTGAAATAGTCGGTAAAGAAGATGATATCGATACCATTCGACCAGAAGGTACAAAGTTTAATGTTGGGATTATCGGAAATAACCCAACGACGGATACTTTGAAATACGCCTTTTCAAAACCACGCAACAGGATCTATCATGCAGATGGCATTGATATGAAAATCGAGGACGTTCTCGAAGCGAATCCACAAATTATTTTTATCTGTGTAGATACCAAGCTTACAGATGATGGTGTGGTGGATGCAGTAGAACTAGAAGATGCAACTCTTCGTTCTCTACAAAATACTCAATCTGGAATTGTTATCAAAACAAGTTTACCAGTTGCACTGGTAGAACGTATCTGTGCAAGAAACGCACGTGTGGTATATGCACCAGACATGCCATCTGAAACCAATACAGTTGAAGAAAAAATCAACGTAGGGTTTCACATTTTTGGTGGTGCTCCTAAGTCTACTACAGCCGTACAGGAAATCTACTATAGATTCTCTCTTATATCTGTTTCACAATCTGCACACCTTTCACCTACAGAGGCCGCATTTGTCGAGATGAGTATTTCTGGATTTATGATTATGAAGAAAGTATTCTGGAACCAGTTGTACGATGTCGTAACTGCATTTGGTGGTGATTATCATTCTGTTGCAACTCATATTGGTAGTGACAGACGTGTTGGTCATTGGGGTTTACGTGTACCCAATGTTGATGGTAGTCGAGGAGAAGTCAACACAGCCGCAAACGCATCTCTTAAAGGATTAATTAAAGCAGAAGATAGGTTGACTTTACTTGCAGAAGTTGATAAAATTAATCAAACTTATTTGAATAGAGAGAAAGTATAATATGTCAAACATTATGGATAAATTGAAGAAGAACTCAAAACTCAAACACACGAACGTGTTGTCGGAGTCTTCGTTCTTCGTTGAGAAAGATCAGATACCTACAGACGTTCCTATGATGAACGTTGCGTTGTCGGGATCTATTAAGGGTGGATTATCGCAAGGACTTATCGTCCTGGCAGGCCCGAGTAAACATTTTAAAACATCTTTTGCGTTGATGATGGCAGGTGCCTATCTGAAACAAAAGAAAGACGCGGTGATGTTATTCTATGATTCCGAGTTTGGATCACCACAGTCTTATTTTGAACAGTTTGGTATTGACACTGACAGAGTGATGCACACTCCTATTACCAATGTCGAAGAACTCAAATTCGATATCGTTGCTCAGTTGGAAGCACTCGACGCAAAAGATGATGTTATTATTGTTATCGATTCAGTCGGTAACCTTGCGTCCAAGAAAGAACTTGAAGACGCACAGAACGAGAAGTCTGTTGCGGATATGTCTCGTGCAAAAGCATTCAAGAGTTTGTTCCGTATGGTTACACCATATCTGAATATGAAGAGTATTCCTTTGATTGCAGTCAATCACACATACAAAGAGATTGGATTGTTTCCGAAAGATATTGTATCTGGTGGTACAGGTATCTACTACTCTGCCGATCACGTATGGATCGTAGGACGTAGACAGAACAAGACAGGAACAGAAGTGACAGGGTATGACTTTGTTATTAATGTGGATAAGTCTCGTTATGTCAAAGAGAAGTCTAAGATCCCTATCTCAGTATCATGGGATGGTGGTGTCGAGAAATGGTCTGGACTACTAGAAGTCGCACTGGCTGGAGAGTATGTTGCAAAACCATCTAATGGTTGGTATTGTCGTGTAGACAAAGAAACTGGAGAACTTCTTCAACCTAAGTATCGCGAGAAGGATACCAAGTCAGAAGAGTTTTGGAATCCAGTGTTTGAAAACTCTGACTTCGAAGAGTTTATTAAGAAACAATATACGATTGGACATAAGTCTCTCGTAGAGATGGATGAGATTGCTACAGAAGAATGAAAGAAAATGTCGATTATGAATTAGTTCCAGATGGAGATAATGATCATTGGCACGTAAGATTTCTTGAAGGTGAGTTTCCCGAAACTGTTATCAAGTTTGGTGCTATCCGCATCGACGAAGATACAGATGAACTGAAATATAGTTTTGAGATTGTTTCAAGTCCAGATTCTTTTCTAACAACTGAGAATACCTCTTTACAAACGTTCACTGGTGATGTATTATATAACATAATGTTAGAACTTGATTCGAAGGATACAAATGTCACAAAATCTTAATCAACTTGTTATCCGAAATATTTTGAATAATGAGGAATACACACGACGTGTATTACCATTTATTCAGCCAGAATACTTTGAAGGGGTATACGCCCAACTATTTAAACAAGTCGCAAAATACGTACACCAGTACAATGTACTTCCAACTATTGATGCGTTCAAGGTACAACTTGACGAAACGGACTCCCTCTCCGACGAACAGTTCAGACATGCCCAAGAGGTATTGCCTGAACTGTTCAAAGGGGATGAGTCGGATCTAACTTGGTTACTTGATACCACAGAACAGTGGTGTCAGGATCGTGCGTTGTTTAATGCAGTGATGGAGTCTATCTCTATTATTGACGGTAAACATAAAGATCTCAATAAAAACGCACTTCCAGACATATTGCAAAAAGCGTTGTCGGTTACATTTGATACGAATGTCGGTCACGACTATATCTCTAGTGCAGAAGAACGATTTGACTTCTATCACGAGACAGAAGAACGTATCAGGTTTGACCTAGACTATTTCAACAAGATCACCAAAGGTGGTGTACCAAAGAAAACACTTAATATCGCATTGGCTGGTACAGGTGTTGGTAAGTCTTTGTTCATGTGTCATTGTGCGTCTGCAAACCTACTTGACAACAAGAATGTTTTGTATATCACTATGGAGATGGCAGAGGAACGTATTGCAGAACGCATTGACGCAAACCTCTTGAACATCCCTATCGATCAGATTGAGAACTTGTCTAAGAACATGTTTACTGAGAAGATTAATGAAATCAAAACAAAAACTACTGGTAAACTTATCATCAAAGAATACCCCACTGGGGCTGCAAATGTCAATCACTTTCGTGCATTGTTGAATGAGTTAAAACTGAAGAAGTCGTTTGTACCAGATGTCATCTATATTGACTATCTAAATATCTGTTCATCATCTAGAATGAAAGCAATGGGAGGCTCGATCAATTCATACACATACATCAAAGCAATTGCAGAAGAAATGCGTGGACTCGCAGTCGAGTTCGACTTACCGATCTTCTCTGCAACGCAGACGACGAGGAGTGGTTTTTCTTCGAGCGATCCTGGCCTTGAGGACACTTCCGAGTCTTTTGGATTACCCGCTACCGCCGACTTCATGTTCGCGTTGGTATCATCTGAGGAGTTGGATCAACTCGGACAGATAATGGTCAAACAATTGAAGAACAGATACAACGATCTGAACGCATACAAACGTTTTGTTATTGCAGTAGATAGATCCAAAATGGTCTTAACTGACGCAGATGAAAGTCAACAGAACCTAGTAGACGACAAACCAACATTTGATAAATCTGACTTTGGTCAGGGTCAACAAGCAGAAGACGATAAATTTAGGGATTTCAAACTATGAAGGCAACACTAATATCACACTCACAACCAGTAAGACATGTTCATTCTGGAGAGCCAGGCATCATGGGGTTGGAGAACATTCAAGATCTTATCGCATATTGTGCAAAGGTATCAAATCCTACTAATCAAGCAAACACGAAAACCACTCAAAAACTTTTAAAATACTTGATCAAACATAAACACTGGTCACCATTTGAAATGGCATCTGCTTGTATTGAGATCACCACTACTCGTGACATTGCACGACAGTTATTGCGTCACAGATCCTTTTCATTTCAAGAGTTTTCGCAACGATATGCAGATCCAAAGGTAATGCCCGAAACCTTTGTACTACGTG